GGTATTTAAATGAGTCTCCAGAAACAATCTCGCTAACCGATTGAGAATCGAGCTGCTGCTCCCATCTCTGCTGAACAGCTTTTATTTGCTCTTCATTGTTAACGGCTTGCTGTTTTTGCTTTGGCTGGTACTTCTCTTGAAAGGACTTCAACTCTTTCCTTGCTTTAGCTGCTTCTCTTTTAGTTTTAATTTGCTTAAGCTTTATGTCAGAATCAACGTCTTCCTCAGAGTCATATCCATACTCGGACTTATACAGAAAATCTATCTCCTCTTGAGACAAGTCCTTTTCATTAAAACCCATAAACTCTTTAATGACAGATTCGTCATTTAAGTCGTCAAAGTTTTTGGTGTAAACGGACATGTACTCTTCTAGCGACCAACCCTCTTTGGCTAATTTGTCAAGCTGCTCAATCGTTTCGTTAGCGTACTTAACTGTTTCACCTTTGGGCTTTTCATCTAGAGCCTTGAAGATATCTTCCATAGATTCAAACTTTCCCTCAGACCTTTCTCTAAGGAGTTGTTCAAAATCTGCAGAAGGTTTATTTTCTGGTTCAGAACTCTCAGCTGTCAAAGAACTCTCTTCTTTTTTTTCTTCAATCTTAGGCTCCTCATTAGGAGCTTCAGTTGCCTGTGCTTCTTGTTGTTCAGCTACCGGAGCTTGTACCTCTTCTTGAGTGTCTTTTCCGGCGACTTTACCACCAAGAGCTTTGGCTAGTAAATCTTCAGTTTTCATTTTATTAAATTATTTTACAAATGTATTAAAACTTTCTTACTCGGGTTAAATCAGAGTCTTGGTCATTAGAGGCTAGCTCTATATGCCTGTCTTTATCCTCTCCAACCTTATTGAGTTGTTCCATTTTCTGTTTATGCTCTAACTCAGACATTTGCATCTTGAGCTGATACTCCATCTGCATTTTTTCTGACTCTAGCTTAGTTTTCATTTGCTCTATCTGAGCTTCCATCTGAGCCGTGGCTTGAGCCGACTGTTGCTGAATCTGTGCGTTCATCTGGCTGTTCTGTTGAGCCTCCTCTTGCTTGGCCTTTCTACGTTTCTCCCTAACAACCTTTAGTTTTCTTTCGGCCAGCTTTATGTTCTTTATTCTCCTTATCTCAGTAGCGTCTTCTAACTCTATCGATTGAGTCTGAAGAGATATCTGTATGGCCTGTTCCAAGAACTGTTTTTCAACCTCGTCTGGAGCGACCTCTAAGAATATTCCAAAATGCCTTAGCGGAACATTATCTATAACATCTATTGCGTCAGTGGATATTCTACCTATAGCGGAAATCAACGTATCATACATGTAGTCGTAAGCGTTCTTATACTTAATTACGTGCTGCATATAAAGACAGACATTTGAAGCAGAAGACTTCATGAGGTAGGCAAACGCATCGTCTATGTGACGTGTTGCGTTGTTCGACGCCTTAACCGCTAACTTTTGTATCCCAACCAATGAGTCCTTACTGGGCTTTGTTCCGTCTCGCATCTCGTTTAGACCCGTGACATCTCTAATTCTCTCTAGGTTGTAGTTATATACAAGCATAAACTCTTGAAGAGCGCTACCAACTCCACCTTGGAGCTCTTGGAATGGATTACCGCTAGGCGTCACTCCGTCATCTTGAACGCTTCTAAAATATAGATTACCAGTCTGCTGAAGAACATCTTGAATCTCGAGAGGGGTAAAGGTGCCTCCGTCTCCCTTCATAACGTTTTCTAACGCGTCCAGGTTGAACGCCATACCCTTTGGCCTAGCCTTACCCATGTGCTGCGCTAACTTTAGGTGAGCAAGCTGAATCTGGTCAGCAAATGGAATCATCCTCTCGGTGAGAGACTTACTTATTCCATCAACCGGAGATATCTGGTAAACGGTGTAAGAAGAATTGGCTTTAAATTTATCCTGATGAGGCCGAACCATGTTTTCTCTGACCCCATAGTCAAAGCAATGCTCAGAGCCTACAATCCACTTCCCGGTATACCAAACCTGATACGTGTCTTTATTTACTTCCCTTTTTAACCTAGGGTTTTTTGGGGGTTCGTAGTTATCTGGCTTTCTCGTAAACGTATACGTCCCATACTTGGTTTCTTTCTTTTCGTATATGTCAAAGTTTGTCGCTAGGAACTCCGCATCTAAAACTGATACTTTAAAGTTGTCATGCTCGTATGAGTTAGACATTTCGTAAAATATTGGCCTTCTTCCTATTTTATTCGGATTCCCGAGCTTACCTATGTGCTTGCTAGCTATTTCGTGCCAAACATCCGAAGGTACTTCTTCTTTAACAGCCGCTCTAAGCTCTCCTATGGTCATTTCTCTGACCTCCCCTACGTGATATATGTCTTTGTTGGCCGGGTCGTTAGAATAGCTTCTAACTAGGTTCATTGGGTCTACGTACCTCACATTCACCAAGCCCCCATCAACATCAACCTTAAGAGAGCCCTCGTTCAGGTCAACAAGGTCTCTTATTACCCTTTTCTTTATTTCGTCAAAGTCGTTATAAGAGAACACAAAGTCAACCCCCTCCTCCATGGATATCTCAGCTGCCTGCTTATAGTTGAGGTCCATGTAAAGCTCAAGCTCCTCATCCGAATCTGGAAGGTTCTCCGTGTATGAAGACATGTCCATTCCCGTCATCTTTCCGAAATCCTCATTGAACTCCTTGAGAATCATCTTTGCCTTTGTCTCTTTCTTTGCAGAGTATCTCTCCTCGACTGCGTCCCGGTCTATAGCAGTTGCAACTATCTTGTGGTCTTGGTTTATTACGCCATTTACAACCACATCAACAAACTTTGGGATTATAGGAACTATGCTCCAGTCGATTGAGGTGTAGCTCAAATCTCCAGTTTGGTCAGAAAACATTTGCTTGTACTTGTCTACAGCCTGCATTCCAGCTGAGTACCTTCTGTTCTCTCGTATTCTTCTAGACCTTATATCCAATAGGTTGGAGCTTTCCCCCACCCAGTCAGAATACATAGCGTTAAAGTATTGTATGCCGTATTCCTTTGTAGCCTTTTTTTCCTTAGAGCAGAACAGGTCAGGATATCCTGTGTAATTTTTTTGATTCATAACCTTATTCTTTTTGAAACCCCTCCTGAGTTATTAAACTTCCTCAAGAAAGGAGAGTGCTTTCTTTCTTCCTTTTGTCTTATTCTTTTTTGAGTAGCCAACAAAGCTATCCCGCTAGCCATTGTTGCGTCATATTTTGTTCTATTGTTGGGCTCGAACTTTAGCCAGTCGTTTAGCAGTCTAGGGAAGAATACGTTCCCGACCCCGCCTTCATCATCATATCCGCACCTGTCAAACACGTAAGACTCTATAGATGATATTATAGAGTCAATAACAACTCCAGTCCCTCCCGTTGTGGGTATACCAGCTATTTTTTGCCTAGACGAAAAATTAGTCATTGTGGTTTCTGGCCTAGCCATCAGGTAGTTGCCATACCCTCTTTGCTTGAAGTAGTTTATGATTCCAGGCTTGTTATTCTCCACTAATATCTGACATCCGTAAAACAAGCACTGCTTTATCATGTCCTCATAGAAAATCGTAACCTTGGGCGGTCTGGACACATACTCACATACAAACATGTGTGAGAACGCTGGCTCCGCTGGATTATACTTTCTAAAGACATAACTAGCTGCGTCAGAGCGCTTTCCGTCTGTTGTTGTGTCGTGGTCATATGGGTCGCAGCCTGAAACCAGCCATGATTCGTTTCCGGGTCGAGTGCCACCCCTTGAGTTTGACTTTTGATTTTGGTCTTCCTTATCCGGTAGCCAAGAAATTCTCCACCTTCCGCTATCCCTGTTAGGCTCAAAAACAACATCTCCGTCTTCTTTTCCATTCCTCCAGATAAAATTACCTTTAGTAAGTAGTTTATCGTTAGTGCTGTCAAGGAACTCTAGTTGTTGATATATCTTTTCTGCGTTGAAGCAGCAATCCTTCGCCGGAGACCTAAGCGCTTCATCTGGTGAAAACGGGAATTGTCTTTTGTGCTCAGCTAAAGAGTTGGTGTCCCTAGCCAAAGACTCTCTCTGGTTTGCAAAAAACTCCTTTGAGCCAGTCTTAACGGAGTATCCGTCAATGCCATTTACAGGGGTTTCTGGGTTTTCAACAACTGAATTTCCATACTCGTCAATAAAGCCCTCGTATCCGTCATAACACGGAGTAAAATATCTGTACAGTCCGCTTTTGGTTCTGTTGTTCCCGTCTTTTTCTTCGAAATTGCTGTTCTCCCACAACTGCTTGAACTTGCTACCTCCACTGTCCATGTCGTTAACGGTGGACGTAAACAAAGCCTTCCCATAAACCCTCCTTCCCTCCGAAAGACAGGGCTTTACTATCTGCCAATTCTTTAAAACATCAGCCTCTTCCCACTTACCACACTCATCTGAGTTAAAGAACTTAAGCTTAGTAGAGTCGTATGAGTTTTCTTTTGTGTTTCTCCAGTCTATTTTAGAGTTCAGACCAACGGTCTTACTGACCTTTTTGTTGTTTCTGGTAATCTTACTGGCTGGCTGGCTAAAAGAAAGAACAGACTTAGGCGAGTCAGAGCCCTCCATGATGGGCTGGAAGAACTCGGGTAGCTCCCTGAACATATAAACTGCTTTCTGAAATAAATCGCTAGCGTCTTTACCTGTTTTGCTAAGCATTCCGCCGTGAGCATTCCTGTCTCCAGAAATATAATA